ATTTGCAACAGATAGAGATATTACATTAGACATAAACAAGATCCATAAAAATCCACAAATCAGAAAGAGAGCTTGGGAATTCATGCAGAATAATACTGAGCCGCAAGAAATATTGATACGTGGATATGATGTGGGTAAGATCAAACACTAACACAGGAGTAACCAACATGGCACGTCGTGTAACAAAACAGTTTCGGCAAGACTCTGAAACTGAGAACCTTCCAGCGGTCTTGACGCCAGAAGAAGAACAACTCATAAAACTTTCTGAGAAGAATACAAAATTTGAACGTAACGAAGTTATAATTCCCAGACTCAAAATTTTACAGCCTCTAAATCCTGAAGTTCAGGAGGGCGAGAACCAATACATTCAAGGCGCAAAAGCCGGAATGTTTTACAATACATCATCCGGCAAACTTACTCCTGGCCAGGATGGCATGATATTTGCCGTTGTCGGCCACACACGTCAAACTCTTGAGTGGGTGCCTAGGGATGCAGGTGGCGGTCTAGTAAAGATATGGGGCATGGATGAAGGTTGGAAACAACTTTGTGATCCTATGGAGCGCGACAAGTTTGTTCCCATAACGAGAGAAGGGCACACAATAGATAAGCAGAGGTCATTTTTGATCTTTGATGTAAACATTACTACAGGCGAATATGATCCTAGTTTCTTTAATCTAAAGGGCACAGGAAACAAGGTCGCAAGTTTTCTGTCTACCATGCTTTCTCAAACCAGAACAAAAATGGGTAATGGTCAAATCATTACTCCGCCATACTATTACTACCTATACAAAATGACTTTGGATCGTATGACAAACAGCAAAGGAACATGGTGGTCTCCTCGCATCGTCAAGTTTACTGATAAGCAAGGCTTTCATGTAAAGACACAATCACTTCCTAATGGTGATGAAATCTTTCAGCAAGCTATTACTCTACAAGAACATCTGTTGGAAGGTGGTGTTACTCAGGCTGATTATGATAATGATGCTGTTGATGATCTCAGTGGCGACAAAGTAACATTCTAAAATACAACGGCATAGATACGTTCTTACGTAAGTTATAACGGTTATAACGAAAGTAAGAACGTATCTATTTATGTGTTATAAAAGGAAAACACAATGTCAACGCCTATGAACTATACTGAATTTGCTCAAGCTGTATTTGCTAAACTGGATAGTCTGGAGAAACGAATTATCAAAATGGCAGAACAAGTTGAAGAAATTTATAATGACTCTCCTAGTTTAGATGATGGACCACGCAGTAATGTTGTTATGGTTCCTGATGAAGAACTAACCACTGAGGAGCAAGTCAAAAGGTATGGCCAGAAGATACCTTATAATTTGATTGATGATGTTATTGACATCGAACAATTTCGTGATTTTATCTACACTGCTAAAAGCAATAACAAAATCCTAACTCCATTTGAGTTAGAGTATTTAGACAGAGCAGATAAGAATTTTGAGGACGTTAGACTATCCAGTAAACATCTTCAAATCCTAAAGACCATTTATCTAAAGGTATATGGCAAGCCTTGGCCGTTCAAATACAAGCAGGGTTACATGTATAAATTGGAGCCTTATCCTTTGGGTTGGGAATGGTTTAAGTAAGATGATCATCATAGGCGCAGGTCTAGCTGGTCTCCTGGCCGCAAATCGTCTACACCAATATAATCCATCTATACTAGAGAAACAATCTTCACTTCCTAATAACCATGGAGCATTGTTACGCTTTAGAACAAATGATGTAGGTGAAGCAATAGGTATCCCGTTCAAAAAAGTTGAAGTGTATAAAGGTGTTCTAAATGAAGATGGACTTTCGATTACAAATAATCCAACCCTCAGAGACTACAATGCTTATTCTCTCAAAACAACCGGAAATGTTATTACCCGATCTATTGTCAATATTGAAAAATCAGTGCGATACATCGCACCCACTTGGGTCATTTCAATGCTCAGTAATAGAGCCACTATCCAATACAATGTTTCTATTGAAGATGACTATTTTAAACAGTATCAAAGATCACCTATCATATCAACGATCCCAATGCCTGTTCTTATGAGGGCACTCAAATATCCTGAGCATCCTCCAAGATATTTTAATACAAGAACTATTTGGGCCGTCAATTGTGAAATATTAGGAGCGGATGTATATCAAACTCTATATGTTCCTCATAATGAATATGAACCATATAGAATCAGCATTACCGGCAACATTATGACTTTGGAGTTTGCTAATAAACCTGATTGTAACTATACATGGATTATTGAGAAATATATGCGCATTTTATTTGGTGAAGTATTAGAACATAGCAAGGTAACTTTCAAGGAACAAGAATATGGAAAGATCATTCCTATTCCAGAACATGAACGTCAACGTTTCATTTTATGGGCTACTGATAATCATAATGTATACTCATTGGGTAGATACGCTACCTGGCGCCAAATCTTACTTGATGATGTTCTAAAAGACATACGCATTATACAAAAATTCATAGACCAGAGAAGTGACTACAATAGAGCGATACACAAACATAGGAGTGAATGATATGCCTAAAGTAACATTGCTATATGCTACTCCAGATGCAGTAGAGATACTCATCTTCACTAAGAACACTAGATTGCGTATGGCGCCAGAAGGACTAAATGAAATAAGAGCGTGGCCACGCGAAAAGAAAATGAACGAACTCAAGTATATGTCAACCACTATTCCTTCTAGTTGGGAATTTGTTGACATAATCTTTTGTATTGAGGGAGTATCAAGAGCATTTACTCATCAGTTAGTTAGAACAAGAACAGCAAGCTATGCTCAGCAAGCTATGCGGGTTGTTGACATGACAGGATTTGAATATCATACTGGTCAATCAATAAAGGACCATCCTCCTGGCCAGGAGATATATGATCAGGCTATGCAAAACATTAGTGGAGTATATCAAAATCTAATTCAAATGGGTGCCAAACCGGAGGATGCCCGTGGTATATTGCCAACAGATATTCTAACTAACATTTGTATGAAACTAAACTTGAGAGCATTTGCTGATTTGGTCAAGAAACGTTCAAGCCCACGAGTTCAAGATGAATACGCTGAAGTATTAAAACAAATGGTTGAGGAAGTGTTAGGAGTATGGCCATGGTCTCTAATGTTTATAATGCCGAGACATGGCGATGCTTATGCTGAACTAAATCGTTACTTGAAGATACAACTAGCTGATGAGATAGATACAACAGGTAAGCCACAGAACGAAACACAAGCTTGGGCTGCTATGAAATATCTCGACATCTTGCGCCAGGAGAAGTAACATGATCATTACCTATACAAATACAAATGGTTTTCTTGTTGGCGTTGATGATTATAAAAGAATGATGGAGGAAGTTAATTTTTTGAGTCGTTTCTGTCACGGTGCAGCCAAAGCAAATCATTGGTGGGATAAGGATCGCAATGTAGGAGAATTACTATGTCTAATACATAGTGAGATTAGCGAAGCAATGGAAGGTCATCGTAAGGACGAAACAGATCAACATTTACATGATCATAAATCAATAACAGTAGAATTGGCTGATGCTCTAATTAGAATACTTGATTTAGCAGGCGGTCTCCATCTACCACTAGGAGAAGCATTTGCTGAGAAGTTTTATTATAATCAAATCAGGGCAGATCATAAATTAGAAAACCGTCAAGCTGAAGGAGGTAAAAAATTCTGATGAAACCTAATGAACAATTAGAACAACTTGCGAAACTATATATTGACAAAAACAAACAATATGGAGATGCTTATCTAACCGCAGGCAAAATATTTCATACTCTATTCCCAGAAGGGTTAAACATTTCGACAGAGAAAGAATTTAACAGATTTGCTATATTTAATCATATCATAAACAAGGTAATTCGTTACTCTGCCAATTGGGATTATGGACATGATGATAGCCTATTAGACTTGGCTATATATGCAACAATGTTATTAGAAATAGATGGATTGAATGAAAAATGACAATCATATTCCTAGATACAGAAACAACTAACCTCCTGGCCGTGGAAGCTGCCGATCTAAAGAACCAGCCCTACATTGTGGAAATATACTTACTCATTACTGATATGAATTTAGAACCATTAGATGAATACCATACTCTAGTAAAACCACCTATATCTATACCACAAAACGTTATTGATATACATGGTATTACTGATGAGCGGGTTGCTGGCCAGAAGCCATTTGCTGGTATCTTTAGACAACTAGCAACTATGTTTAGAGACTCATTGTATATGATAGGACACAATCTTCAATTCGACAAACGAATGTTAGAATATGAACTACAACGTATCAATAAAGTAACCAATTTTCCATGGCCTATTTATAACGTCTGTACTGTTGAAGAAATACAAAAGATCAAAGGCCATCGAATGTCATTATCTGATCTTCACGAGGAATTGTTCGGGCAAAGATTTGAAGCAGCACACTCAGCAAAAGCAGATACACAAGCATTACTTAGAGTGTATAAAGAAATGATCAAACGCCAATGGACGAAAGGACCACAGCAATGGTAAATGATAGACCATTTACTCATCCAGATTTTGGGAATGAGGTTAGACTTGAACAATATGGATTAGAAGTGCATTTAGTATTTGTTGCTAAAACTCAAAAGCAATCTGATAGTGCAATTAGTAGTTTACTAGAACAATTAAAATCTGGAGTGCTAAATATAACATTGATGGGAAATCCTACCAATATAAAGGATGAATAATATGGTAGATAGACAGCAAAGATATGAACATACTCGCAGGTCAAGAACACTGGGCCTATCTATTGATCAATCTGTTCAAGGAATAAAAAACATAATTGTATATTCTAATCCTAAATTATGGGAGGTAGATGATCCAGGTCTAATAGATGTTCAAAAATGGTTAGCAATAAGAGAACATGCTGAAAGACTTTTAGTTGATTTGTCATCTCTAGAGAAAAAACTTGCTAGCATGGTTCCGATATACGCAACTCTAATCCCCAGTAATCCAGAGGCAACGTTACATGCAGACCCAACTACAGATAAGGACTGAGTTTTCATTCGCATGGGCTTATGGTCCCATATCAAAAGTTGTTGATCGGCTTGCGGAACTAAATTGTAATGCTGCCGCTATTACTGATCGCAACTCTACATTTGGTCATTACCAATGGAACAAGTATTGTAAAAAGGCAAATATCAAGCCGTTATTCGGTTGTGAGTTTGCTTTTATAAAAGACATAACAGAAAGACAGCGACGACAAAACATATTTTGGTTGCCTATCATAGCAAAAACAAATGCTGGACTACGCGAGATATATGCTACCATGGAGGAGGCAACAAGTAATTTTTACATGTTACCTAGATTGCCATTTTCTAAATTAGAATCATTTAGTCAAGATGTTCTAATTCTCAGCGGTATTTCAGGACTAGGATGCGACCTTCCACTCGGGCCGCAAGTATTCCCGTCGGGCCATCCGTCTACTTCATCCCTGTTACTAGA